CTGACCGCATCTGCAAGTAAGGCTTGCAGGGTAGGCGGTTCAATTTACGGATGGTTTGAGGACGCATAATGGCGACTATTGTAGTAGAAACTGGCACTAGCTCAGAAACGGCAAACTCTTATGTTAGTGAAGCTGACTTGGCAACATACGCAGCAGACCGAGGCGTAACCTTAACCGGCACACCTTCAATTTTAATTATTCAAGCTATGGATTATTTAGAGTCTAAGAACTTTATTGGCACTAAATCAACCTTAGAGCAAAGTCTGCAATGGCCCAGAACGGGCGTTGAGATTGACAATTATTACATAGTATCCAATTCTATCCCTGTGCTTCTTAAAGAAGCTGAGATGGAGCTATGCATTGCTTTGGATGGCGGAGTAAATCCCCTTGCAAACCAAGACAGAAAGACACTTAAAGAAAAAGTAGGCGAGCTAGAGGTTGAATATGCCCCTAGTGCATTAGCTATTACTTATTTGACGGCAGTTGAGGCCAAGCTAAAGAAACTGCTTCTGCCTACTGCAAGGATTATTCGTGTTTGATTACGCTTCTTTAAAGAAAACGGCATCTAAGCTAATATCTAACTTTGGTGCTGATTCGGTTATTAGCAGAGAAGATGGTGGCAGCTATAATGTTGCATCTGGCTCTATGTCTGGCGGCACATCGGCATCGTTTACAGCCAAATCTGTTAGGGCGCAGTTTAGTATTGCAGAGAAAGCGTCATCTGCTGTTCAAGACGCAGATATAAAAATGCTTGTTGAAGCAGGCAAAGGCATTCCAGCAATTGATAATACCTTGACGTTTGATAGCGTAAGCTATCGGATAATGGACGTTACTACAATCTCGCCATCTGGCACGGATATGTATTATGAGCTTCACCTTAGATCTTAAAAAGTATGTTGATAAAACCGGCGAAGACATTGTTGAAGTTGTCCAGCAAACCTGCGTAGAAGTGTTTACTAAGATAATAATGGATACTCCCGTTGGAAATCCGGAATTATGGAAAAAGAAGCCACCGGCAGACTACAAGGCTGGTGCTTTAAGAGCTAACTGGCAGACATCGTTAAACCAGCAAGCTTCAGGGATATTAAGCAAGAGAGATAAAAGCGGAAAGCGAGCTATTAACAGAATGAAGGCTATGGTAAGTAAATATGATGGCTTGGGATCTGTTGTTTTTGTAAACAATCTTTCTTACGCGTCAAGAATTGAATATCTAGGCCATTCGTCTCAAGCTCCAACTGGAATGGTAAGGTTAAATGTTTTGGCTTTCCAGCAAGAAATGGATAAAGCTGTTAAAAAGGTTAGCTCATGAGTACAGTGTTTTCAAACATAAGCGCGGCTTTAGACGTAAGACTAGGCACTTTGACGGGATCATCTCCTGTAGCTTGGGAAAATATTGCCTATAAGCCCGTTAAAAATACGTTATACTTGAGGCCAACTCATTTGCCTTCCCCTACAGTACAAGCTGGACTTGGAACTGCTGGTATAGACGAATACTTAGGGTTATATCAAGTTGATGTTTTTGCAATGGCCGGAGAAGGTAGAGGTACAGCAGAAGCGAAAGCCGATGTAATTGCCGACCACTTTAAGCGCGGTACAGATTTATTGTACAATGGCGTTTATGTTCGGCTTGGTAATGTATCAAGAAACTCAGGACTTATTGACGAAGATCGCTTCGTTATTTCAGTAACAATTAATTATATGGCTCATGTAGCACCGAGGTAAAGTATGACTATTGCAACAGGCTCAAGACACAACATGGCGTATGTTGTCGAATCTACATTCGGTACTACTCCGACCACTCCTTCATTTACACCTATTCGTCACACCGGAACCACTATTGGCCTGTCTAAAGACGCAATAGAATCCGAAGAGTTACGAGAAGATCGTCAAATAGCTCATTTCCGTCATGGCAATGAAAGCGTTGCTGGCGATATTAATGTTGAACTATCTTACGAGTCATTTGACGACTTGCTTGAGGCCGTATTGTGCGGTACTTGGGCTACAAACGTCCTTAAAGCTGGAACTACTCGAAGAAGCTACACCGTTGAGCGTCATCACCAAGACATTGGCAAGTATCTGCGCTCTACTGGCTGCAATTTTAATGCACTGTCTTTATCTGTTGCTCCCAACTCAATGGTTACTGGCTCTTTTTCAGTAATTGGCAAGGATTTTGCCGTAGCCTCTACAGCTATTACCGGCGCAACTTACGCTGCCGAATCTACTACTTCACCATTTGATTCTTTTACTGGTTCCATTACGGAAGGCGGGTCAAGCATTGCTGTTATTACTGGGCTTGAGTTAAGTCTTGATAACGGAATGGAATCTATGTATGTAGTTGGCTCTAGCTCTACGTTGTTGCCCTCTATTGGCAAATCATCTGTTAGCGGTTCAGTTACAGCTTATTTTGAGGACAGCACCTTAATTGACAAGTTTATTAACGAAACATCTTCTAGCTTAACTTTTGTGCTAACTGATCTAGCTGGTAACTCGTACACCTTTAATCTACCAAACGTCAAATACAACTCAGGCAATCCTGAAGTTGGTGGTGCTGGCGCAGTAACAGTATCTCTGGATTTTGTTGCACTATATAACTCCAGCGATGCATCTCAGATTAAAATTACAAGAACAGACGCTTAAATAGCAGGGGTTGAAAGACCCCTTTTACACAACCCGTACACTTATTTACGCAACCCGTACACAATAACTCTGGAGAGAGAAATGGACATAAAAGAACTTTACACTGCTGACGCACACGAAGAAGGCGCAGAGATACGCATTTTAAGCCCGATAGACGATGAAGAAACTGATTTCTACATCATCGTAAAGGGTGTTGACTCAAAGTCGTACAGAGAGGCTGTAAGAGCGTATCACAGGAAGCTTATTAACAAAGAGGACGGTGGTGAAATTGACTTGTTAGTCGCTATCACTAAAAGCTGGCGTGGACTTGAAGATAAAGGCAAGCCCGTAGAGTTTACCCCTAAGAACGCACAAGACCTTTACGGCAAAGCTCCTAACATTGCATCTCAAGTGGACACTTTTGTAGCTGCACGAAGAAATTTTATCAAGGGCTAACTAAGGAGCTGTCTGTTTTTGGCCGGTGGCAGTTCTGGGCTGCCGGTTACGACAAAGGATCAGCAGTTAGCCGCATCAGCAATCTACGACAAGTTGCTAAAAGTTTAGGTCGTAACCCCAAAGAACTTGATGAAGAGCCTGAATTACGAGAAGAGCTTGTTTATCTTTGGGACTTGTTCGTGTCTTTAAAAAATGCCTCCTCTGGCGCAATCAGTTACAATGAAATAAATTCGTATATGTCTATATATGGAAGATTATCTACTTTTGAGGTGGATATTATTCGCAGCCTAGATATTTTACACGTTCAAGAGGGCATTAAGAATGACTGAATTATCAAAACTTGTAGTAGAAGTTGAAGCTAAAGGGATAAATCCCACTACTGAACAGCTAGAGAATCTTTCAGAAGCGGGTGCAAAAGCAGAAACCAATACTAAAAATGTTGGCAAGGCGGCTAAAAGCACAGTAGCGCCTATGAAAAACATGCGCGCTCAAGCACAGCAAGCTTCCTATCAGTTGCAGGATATTGCAGTTCAGGCGCAAATGGGAACAAGCGCCTTTACTATTATTGGCCAGCAGGGTTCTCAGTTAGCGTCCGTGTTTGGCCCCGCAGGTGCGGTTACTGGTGCGTTAATTGCTTTTGGTGCAATTATTGGTGGCTTCTTGTGGGACTCAATGAATAAATCTGGCGATGCCGCCGAAGATCTTGCCGCTCGCATGGAAACTCTTGCTGATAGATTTGATAATGCAACTAGAGCGCAAAAGTCCTTCTTGAAAGCTGAGGCAGCAAAAACAATATCCGAAAACAAGGAAGAAATAAAATCACTTAACGAGGAGATGGCTAAGCTTAATAATAACAAGTTTGACTTGTCTGAGATTTTTAGTGGAGATCTTACCTATCAGGAAAGGGTTGATAAAACAAACGAACTATTAGCTAAAATTGATGAGTTAAATATCGCCAACAAAGAAACCGCCGAATCAGTTGACGGGACTAGCGATAAAACCGCAGCGTATGTTTTAAAGCTGACAGAGCAAGCTGATGTGCTGGGCTTTACAGCAAAACAACTGGCTCAATATAAAATCAACCAATTAGGCGCTACGGGAGCTGATGCAGATGCAATTCACGAAAAATCTCGTTTAATCTTTTTATACGAAAAAGAGCAAGAGGCGCTTAAAGAAGCTGCAAGGCAAAAAACAAAAGATGAGGCTGAGACTAAAAGGCTAGATGCAGCTAAAGTACGCTCCGCAGCTAAAGATAAGACTGAAGCAGATCGAAAAGCAAAACAGCTAGTTACAGATAAAGCTAACGCTGAAAATCGTTTATTGCAAATTGCACAATCAGGAATGGACGAAGCAGAGCTTCTTAAATCTATAAACGATGAAAAAGGCAAGGTTCTTGCAGATGACTATACTAAGGGGCTAATAGACGAAGAACAGTTCTTGATTGCGTCCCAGCAGTTAAATGAAAAGTACAGTAAAGATGGCATTGCTCTTGCCGCAGCGGAAGCTCAAGCTAAATCAGATATTCAGCAACAAGTTCTGTCAAATCTAGGTGGTATTGCAGGACAAATGGCTGGTATAGCGGCTGAAGGATCAAAAGAAGCTAAAATCTTGTTTGGAATACAAAAAGCAATAGCTATTGCTCAAATTATTGTTTCAACCGAAGTTGCCGCTCAAGCTGCCGCTGCTCAAGCTGCAATTCTTACTGGCCCTCTGGGTTATTTTGCTACTGCTGCCGGAATTAGAGCCGTAGGTTACGCATCCGCTGGTCTTGTTGCAGGAACCGCTATTGCTGGCGGCAGAGCATTAGGTGGTCAGGTTAGAGGAGGTGAGTCTTACCTTGTAGGTGAGCGCGGCCCAGAGCTGCTGACTATGGGTAGTTCAGGTCGTATTGCTACTAACGAGAACCTAAAGAAAGCTGTTGGATCTGAAAGTGGTCAAGCTCAAACCAATGTTAGTGTAAACTTCAGCATACAGGCTAATGACACTGCTGGATTTGATAGACTACTTAACTCCCGCAGAGGTCAAATTGTATCTATGATTAACCAAGCGGTTAACAATCGCGGAAGAGCGTCTATAACATGAGTGGAACATACCCAGCATCACCCGTATTTGCATCTATCGGGTTTAAGAGCCAGCACTACAACTTGTCTAGTGAAAGCGTTTCAGGTCGCACCCAAGTCAGGAACATTGGCGGGCAGCGGTTTGAGTTTTCTGCTCAGTATTCTAAGCTTAGCCGTGCTGAGTTCGCTCCTGTCATGGCTTTTGTTATGGCTCAGAGAGGCATGGCTGAAACATTCTCTATTGTCCTGCCTGAGATTAGCTCAAAGACTGGAACTGCATCGGGTACTGCGCTAACTAATGGCGCGGCTGCACTGGGAGCCACATCGGTCAATGTTGATGGGTTTACCGGCACTCTAAAAGCAGGTGATATGGTCAAGTTCTCTAACCACACTAAGGTTTATATGATTACCTCAGACCTATCGGGTGCTGGCGCACTAGCCATTCAACCTGCGTTGCGAGTGGCATTAAGTACCAATTCAGAAATGACATATGACAGTGTCCCTTTTACTGTTCGTTTAAACAATGATGTTCAAGCCTATTCTTTAGCCTCCGCATCTTTACTAGACTACGAAGTTGATTTCATAGAGGCAGTTTAATGACAAGATCAATAGACGCAGCAACCATTGCAGAACTTGATAAGGACAATTTTAACCTTGCTACCTTAATTCAATTTGACCTTTCTTCTACTCTGTATCTTACGGATTGGGATAGAAATTTGTCTGCGTTATCACAAACGTGGAATAGTAGTTCGCACTTTTTAGGCGTTGGTGATGTTACTGAAACGTCTAATCTTAGGGTTAACACGATTGACGTTACGTTGTCTGGAGTCGATCAATCCTACGTTTCTATCTTTTTAAGCCAGAACTACATTGACCGGCCTGTTAAAATATACAGGGCTGCAATTGATAGCTCCGATGCCGTTATTGGCACTCCAATATTGTTATTTGAAGGCTTGATAACTGGGTTTGGTATTCAGGATAGTAAAAATACAAGTACTATTACAGTACAGCTTGCTTCTCATTGGAAAGACTTTGAAAAAGAAGTTGGGCGAAAGACTAACAATAATTCGCAGTCTATTCACTTCCCTAGCGACAAGGGCTTTGAGTTTGCGGCTAAAACAATTAAAGATTTAAAATGGGGTCGTAAATAATGGCACTTTTTTGGGCAGCAGTGGCATTTGCAGGTGCCGCAACCGTTTCATACGTCATGGCGCAAAAAGCGCAAAAAGCAGCGCAAAAAGCTGCCGATGCTATGGCTGGCGTTCTTATTAACAAAGAATCTAACATTGAGCCTATCCCTGTCATTTACGGTACTAGAAGAGTCGGTGGTGTGCGCGTCTTTGTATCAACTAAAAACGTATCTGGCGGCGATCCAAATGAATTTTTGTACATAGCTCTCGTTTTAGCGGAAGGAGAAGTTGACGCTATTACAAATATACACATTGATGATAATCCAATATCTGATAGCAAATATAGTGGCCTGTATACAATTAATGTTCATACTGGCGCTGACAATCAAGATTACGATTCTCTTCTCGCGGAAGCTAATGCTGGCTGGACAACCGATCATAAATTAAGTGGAGTTGCTTATTTAGCTATTAAGTTAAAGTGGAATTCTGATGTATTTCAGGGAGTTCCAGATATTACCGCGCTTGTTCGTGGTAGAAAAGTATACGACCCACGATTACCTAGCGCCGCTAACGCCTACAGCACTAACCCTGCTTTATGTTTGCGCGATTACATGACTAACGCAAGATTTGGCAAAGGGCTTTCAGCATCAGTAATAGATGATGTTGCGTTTTCAGCAGCCGCTACAGATTGTGACGAAACTGTAACTTTTTACACTGAGGGTGAAACAGGAAAGATATTTGAGACAAATGCAGTACTGCAAACAGACGAAACATTATTCTCTAACATAGAAAAAATGCTAATGGGCTGCCGTGGGTTTCTGCCTTACACGCAAGGCAAGTACGGATTGATCATCGATAAGTCTAGATCAGTTAGCTACGCATTTGATACAGATACAATAGTTAGCGGAATCTCTATTCAGGGGGAATCAAAAGAAGACAAGTTTAATAGGGTTATTGTTAAGTTTGCTAACCCTGCTGTAGATTATCAGCCTGATCAAGCTACATGGCCTGATGCCGGCTCTAGCGAAGAAACTACATTTTTAAACGAAGATAATGGCACGTTGTTGGTTACAGATTTAGATATGCCAACAATCACTAACTACTATGCTGCCAGAGATTTGGCAAGAGTCATTCTTAAACGATCTAGAAGTTCTTTGCGCTGTAGTTTTAAAGCTACAAGTGAAGCCTTGCAGCTATCGGTTGGTGATGTAGTTACAGTTACTCACCCTACACCAGCTTGGG